TGTACTTGCTTGTGTTCCAAAACGCCCTCCGCATGCAATATAACTTATAAAACAATACAATTGTTGTAGCGTCATATTAGTCTATACGGATTTGTATAGTGTGACTATGAAAAGCGCAATGTGCAGCGGCAGTTAACAATTTCGTCAGGCACACCATTGATGTCGCCTGGATAAGAAATTGATTTCCCATCAATCACAAAAGATTCATCAATATCGATGATTGAGTTTTCAATTGACGCATGATTGTGTCGTGAGCCGTCATCAGAAAGAGGAACCCATGATTTTCTTGTGAATCCTGCATCTTTTGCTGCAACCATCATTCCGCTGTTAAAGGAGCCAGAAACTTCTGTCCGAGCAATGGTTGCAATCCGTGAAGCGGTGGATGTGGTTAATGCTTCTTCAAGAGCAAAAACAAATTCTGCATGTGATTTTCCAGCAGTCTTTTCGAATACGGAATCAATTATTGATTTAGTTGTTCCATTTAGCAGCGCCATGCGAGCGCTTCTTTGTTCAATAATACTCAATACATCTGGGTTATTTTGATTTGCTGGGTTATTGATTGAACCCATTCCAGATATTTCAATCATCCCGTCAATCACGGCTGATGTAATCCATGTATTTGCATCTTCAACAAATTGCGAGTCCCAGACATCTTTGTCAAACACATCTGTTGCTGAAATCTTGGTTTCGGCATCCCATTTGTCTTTAATTTTCCTGGATGATGCTTTTTCCATAATTACACGGCGTTGGCGTTTAAACATTGCCCCCATTTGAAGAGCAACACTGCGCTCCATGCGCTGAATGTGACGATAGCGGCGTTCCGCTAAATTGTCTTCTTCTTTTGTTTCTTGGATATCAAGAGCAAGTTCGCTCATTGGTGCAGGGCTAACAGAAATTGGGGCTGGTCCGTTACTGGTTCGTCCAGAAACATCCACATCGCTAGTTACTGTTCCAGAAGGCTTTCCTGGATTTTTAGGTGGTCTTCCAGGGCGTTGTGCTGGGTTAAGCCTGCTTCCTGCAGCAGTATCTCCTGGTTCTACTCCAGCACCAGCCGAGTCAACTTGGAGAATAACAGGAGAAAGGTTTGTCGGAACGAGCAAGTTATTAATTCCTACTGCATTGCGTCCAGTCAGCAAGCGGTATTCATCAATTGAGATAGCGCCTTGCTTGAGTTCCTCAAGATGGTATGCAGCCCTCTCACGGCTGTCTCTATCGAGCGTAGCGACTGAAGAAAGGTCATGTGAGTAAAATGTGTTTGGGTCATCATCTAGGCGGTCAAAAGCCCTCTCAATGAGCGTGAGGTGAGGAAGCATTGTTTCACGCCAGAAGATATCCATTTCAACATCGGAGTTTGCGAATGTCCGTCCTGATGCATTTCCAAGAATTGACTCTGGGACACCAAAGGCAAGAAGTATTTCGTCTTTGTTGAGTTGACGGGCTTCTGTGTATTGAGCATCACGCTGGCTGGTTGATGTATCAATCCATGTAGCGGCGTCTGCAGACATAACGGTTGTGCGACCTGCTCCACCAATACTGCTTCCAGTTGTGCCTGCGAATCTGCGGCTAATTTCTTCGGCTTCAACATCACCCATTTCGCCGTTAACAACAAGGATTCCGCCTGGACGGTTGTCGTTTACTACAAAGTTACGGTTATATATTTTAGAATAATAATCATACTCAATCGCTAATCCAGCGGCATCAAGTGGTGTTTGACCCTTGTATGGGTCAGTTGCATGAGGAACCTTAATCCAGATAACCGATTCTGGTGCTAAAACTCTTTGTTGACCTGCTCCTAATTCAACAACATATCCGCTTACAAACTTTACTGGGTCTGGAATTGGATATGTGATTGCTGGGGGGAGAAGGTTAAAACTGATTGCATCGCCGACTTTGTTCCTTACGACTTCCACAAATGCACCTTTTTTGGACAAAAGAACTTGCTGTGAAAGCATAAATCTAAATGTGAAAGCATCTTGGTAATCATTTGCTTTATGGTTTAGAAGATTTATAACTGTGGTCTTTTTTTGAATCTCGCCACTTCGCGGATTTTCAGTACGAAGGTCTATGCTAAGTCGTGCTGCATTAGATGCAATGGCGTATGCAGCCTTGTAAGCCCAGGTAACTTTCTCTAGGGCGTCTTCGATGCCGCGATTTACATCCCAGTTGTCCTTGTATGGTTTTCCACTCTGGGAATACCCAGTAGTCGGAACATAGACGGAGCGCTTTGACTCAATGAAGCCGTCTGGTGTGTGACCAGAAAAGGAACTTAGAAATGGCATTCATTAACCTCTGTTGTCGTAGCCGAATAGGAGCGCAATAATTAACAATACTGCTGATAAGCATAAAAAGCCGATAGCCTCGGCGATTAGAAATCCGCCTAGTGTCAAAAATGCACACCCACCCAAAAGCGACGAGAAGGCAATGTTTTGTCTCCATTTGCCAGCCACTAAATTGACCGACAAGAATCCGATAATCATTAATACCAAGCATGGTATAATATAGAATAAATTAATTTTGGTTTCCATAATTTCTTTCACTTACTACCACTAGTGAAATGGGAATCAACCAATACGCGGAGCACTAGTCGATTCCCACTCACCGAGATAGGTCACCTCCTAATAATGCTCACCGTTTAACGGGTTAATGCAAGACTAAAAGGTGTTAACTGTCCAGGAAGGGTAGTCTCCTAGAAAGGCTCTTCTTGGTCATCCCATACTGGTTGTTTTGGTGCTTCTGAACGACCGTAGTTGCCGTTAGATTCATTTTTAACAATCTGAGGAATGCTTGCTAGACGAACCGATGCCCCGATATCTTCGGCGATTACGACAATTTTATTTCGCTTATCTCCGTTTTTATCTGACCATGATTCTTGTTTAAGACGACCAACCACTACGACGCGGTTGCCCTTCTTGAGTGACTTGGCTGCATTTTTGCCAAGTTCTGCCCATGCTGTTACATCAAAATAGGAAGTTTCTTCTTCCCATTCATCGTTTTTGTTTTTCCAACGGCGGGATGATGCGACGGAGAAACTTGTGATTGCTCCCCCGTTCATCGTTGCCCGCTCTTCTGGGTCTTTTGTTAAGTTACCTACGATGGTAACGCTTGTTCCATTGCTCACTTTGTTCTCCTAGTGGCTAGATGTGCTTGTGCTGTTTTGTTTTAATTCCAATAAAAACCAATCATGTATCCACATAATTGCTATTACTGAGTATCCAACAATATCAAGCCAAGTATCTTTGATTGGTTCAAAGAGGACTGGGCCGTCATGCTGTTGGAGATTTTTTAGCCGTTCGATTTTGTCGTTCAGCCTGATTGCTATTCCTGGAAGCGCAAATCTGGCAATGTTTCCATGACCATACATTTTTTGCTTTCCAACAATAGTGTCAAATATTTCATTAACTGCAATGCGATTGTTTGTTTGTGCGACTATAGCATAACCGTGCATAGCATATGCTGCAATACTGCTAATTAATTCTTCAATGTTGTCGGAATCTTTTTCGCCGTTAGTAAAGATTTCTTCTACTAGTTCATCAAACTGCGAGCAGATGATTTCAAAGCAATGTCCTATTCCCGAGCATTCTGCAACTGCGGCAGATTTGGCTAGGTCAAAAGTCGCGTCAATAACCATTGATGCTGCTGTTTGCCAGTTGCGGGGATTAGGTACTTGGTTCATAGAAGGCTTTTGTTAGCCACAGGAGCAAGTATAGCAGTCTTTGAATTGCGCTGCTCCCATTCAAAGACCCTTCTCAAAGAAAGAAATGTGTGGAATACATCATCGTCAATACGCAGGGGTTGGAAAGCCCATTTATCTGGGCGTAGCCACAAGGCAGCACCTGCGTCAATATGTGGCATTTCCACCTCTTCGTTCTCGTCATTGAACATAACATCTGCCCGAGCATAGGCAGCCAACTGCATAGCAACCTTTGAGGAAATTCCAGAACGGGTAGTCTTGAAGTCAAGAATGTAGTTCTTGTTCTTGATTTTGCAGATAGCGTCAAAAGAGCCTGCGTACAGATGAGTTACTGAGAATATTGGGCGCTCAATGAATAGCCACTCTGGCTCAAATCGGTCACAGAACTGATAGAAGCCATCTACATAGGGAGTCAAGTCATCCTCTACCTCGAACAACGGGTCGTTGATTAGGTCTTCTAGAACCTTATGAACCCTGTCTCCCATGTCTGCGGCTTTGCTTAGTTCTCTATCGGGAGCGCCCTTTAGCCATTCAATAGCGCGGGTCTTAGATTTGGCTGCTACTTCATTAACATAGGCAAGGTTTTCAATCGCAGACATGGCAGTAATCTTGCTATTCCATTTGCGCAAGTAAGGCGCTGGCATCATGTCTAGAACCGAGGTAACGCTTGGTACCTTTAGTTTTTTCTGCGTCGGATGAATATAGAACCTGCGACCGTCAATACTGACTGTCTCTATCTTTGGTGTTGTCATATTAATGTTTCCTTTTGTTTTGTTATTGACCAATCCTGGCTATACATGTATTCGGTACTTGATACTTTGACATATAGGCTTCTGCCCATATCTAATACATAATATTCCCAGTTTGGGTAAGCGACATCCATTATTTTTTTGTCTAATGGTCCGCTTCTAAGCGTAATTTCAATGCTTGTTATTTTTTTATCTAAATTTGATTTTGGTCTAGCCATTATTTTTTATGTAGGTGCCAGTCAATGTGACCGTCAAGCCTTTCAGATACTGAGTCTAGCCCGTCAACTACATTATCCAACTTCTTCATTACTTGACCGTGGTCTTCACGGTTTTCCTTGTGCATCTTCTTAAATGTTGAAACTGCGGTAATAAAAATTCCGCTGATTGCGGTTATGAGTGAGGCAATAACTATGGCCCATGCGTCATTCATATTAAAAACCTATCCGATTTATTCTGTTTCTTTTAGCAGATTCTCGAACGCTATACGGAGTTCTTCGGCAAGAGCGAGTATCCTATTCAAACCATCCGTGCCGAGTGTCACTGTTTCTAACTCTGGGTCAATAACGAATAGTGAAACTTCATCAGTAAGACTTGCCAAAGCCTTTTGTGCTTTCTTCGAATTTGTATTTATTTGTCTTACAACATGGTCGAGGTTGCGACGGTTTACAGAAGCAAATGGGTTATTAATTGTTTCCGCTCTGTCTTTTCCAGTCATCATCCCATCTGGGATATTGAATGGTGTGTTTTCATAATCCATGCCTGATACTTTTTTCATCATAATATTTTAGTCCTAACTAAAGGGAGAGCCTTCCGCATATGCTACCAGTTCCCATCTTTCCCCAGAACGGACTGGGGTTGCTTCATGCAATGTCCACGATGGCCATACTGCACCAACTCCACGCTCTTGTGTTATGGAGATGCCATCTGGGCCAGCATGAATAATTGCCTCGGAACCAGTATAGTCATCCGCTTCTGATAACTGAACCACCATAGATAGTTTTCTGCGCAATTTATCTGCAGACCAGTCTGTGTGAGGGGCGTGAAAGCCACCATCTCTATATCTAATAATTTTAAGAGATATTTCAGTGTAGTAAAAATTCAGGAAGTTTCCTACTGAAAATACTTTACTTATATGTTTATATAAACCAGAGAATTTATTTTCGTCAATGGAGTATTGGGTGAAAGAACGGATTGAATCATTCTTGACCAATGCTTGGCTATCTGGCTTATCTGCCTGAAGGGCCATAGAGATTATTGTTTCACACTCGTCTGAAGTGAAAATTAATATTTCACTTGCTATTCCCGCTAAATCGGAATTTTTTCTAAGTGTATGATGCATATTGGAGGTATTTTTTCTGTTGTGTACCACAGTTTTGGAATCTCTTCAAATTCCGCTAACTGTGGCGCTTTATTGGAATGTTCAGTAAGTAAGTCTATATCAACACTAGCGATATAAAAATAGTCATATTCTTCCATTGCTGGAACTTTGTGTTTTTGCCCAGCAATGTCGATTTCAACTGTTTCATCAAATATCTTTAGTTTCAACTTTTTAGACCCGTATTCGCAGGCATCTTCTTTTTCAGAAAAGATTAATGTGGTTTGTTCGTGGAATTGAACATAGACGCCCTCTTCCACGGAAACCTCGCACTCCCATGCTGGGATGGCCATGAAGCCATAGGTGCTCATTTGGTTCCGCTCGTTGCTTTCCAATGACCAATTCCGCCATTATCAAAAAGATACTTGGCTACCTTGAGATTGCACTTGGAGTTCAAAAGAACATTCATGCTTTTCCCTCCGCACACATTCTTTGTAACCGTTTTCCACGATGAGTTGATTTGCAATAACCCATAGTCTTTGGTTCCGTTAGAGTTCGGCTTGGAAACAATCTTTTCCAGGCAGCGACTTTCTCTCCACATGATGTAAGAGAACTTTTTTACAGGAACAAGCCCTTGCGCTTTCAGTTTACTTTCCCATTGGGGGCAACTTCTAACTTCTGCTGTAGGGCGAAGACTTTGGGAAGACACTTTTCCAGACTTCTTTGCTTCTCTTGCCTTAATATCAGCGGCTGGTCTGGTCTTTAGCCATTCTACCATTCCTGCTTCGGTGTATCTATCTCGTGCAGGCTTGCGTGTTTTCCAGTTTGCGCACTGCTTTCCCCAATTGCTGGAATTACGCCACCCAACAGCAGGGCGGAAGAAAGGCTTGTTGTTTATTTTGTCATCAAGTGTTTTGAACACATTCTTGGTTTGATAACCAAAAAATGCCATGCGGTTAGCAACAATGATTTGCTCTTGCTTTGTGGCTTTAGGCGGTCTAGAAGCGAACTGACGCCCGCCGTAACCTTCCCAAACTGATTGAGCCATTCCGAGTCCGCCAGAAAAGTATCCGCCGTCATCCCAGTTGTGGTTGGTTTCGCACCATGAAACGGCTTCCCAAAATTTAACGGAGCCGCCTTTTTTAGAACGCAACTGGGTTGCGAGTTCTGGGTGCATCTCTGCGTACGCCATCACTTTCACTTTCGTCGAAGAGTCGTTACGAACAGTGGTTAGTGTTTGTTGTGTTGTTATTGAAATTGATGTTGTTTGACTAGGGCCAGACAGTAATCCAAAGGATAATGTCCAGATGGTGGATAAAAGGGCAATGATTATACGGGGGCCTGCGACCATGTATTCTCCTTATCCTACTGAGGCGGCAACCTTTTTGTGAGGTTGAGACGCTCTGCTTCAGCGGGATTATCGTGTTTCCAGGTGTGATGCGCACGGCATAACACTTGACAGTTGGTTGCGTCTAAATGGGAACCGCCTCTGCCGCGAGGTATAATCTCGTCGACATCTAATGGTCCCCAACATTCTATTGACTCTACTATATACTTTGCATTGCATTGCATATGGTCGCGTAATAGAACTTCTATTCTAACAAGTTCCCTATCTCGCATTTGCGATTTAGTTTTTTTGCTAAATGCGTTGACTTTGCTCCTCTTCATAGAAGAAGGGCGGTCTTCGCATTCATACACTCTAGCGACTCCATCGGAATAAACACGCAGCGAGCCATAAATAGGACAATTTTCCTTAGAACAGTTTACTTTTATACCTTCGCATTCCCCTTTTCTCTTGTTCATAGGATAATTCTGACCTTAGATTTGCCATTTCTAGCCACTAACGCCTGCATTGCTCCAGACACCGCATCAACTTGGTCATCGTGTCCTCCGTATGGAAAAACTTCGCACTCATCAACAAGAATGCTGTTCCATCCTGCTCGCATCATAAAAACATTTGATGATTCTGATGCTGCAGAAAATACAGAAGCGCGTTCTTGTTTAGAACCAGATGCTCTTTGTCCGCGAAAGTTATAGCCCTGTAAAACTGTGCGCGAGTAATGGTCGATAACATTTACTCCAGCAGAACCTGGTTCTTGCTCCATGATAATTGCAGTTCCAACTCCATCTCGTGAAGCAGTGTCAACAATCTTTTTTTCTACTTCGTACGGAGTACCGCGTAAGCGTTGAATATCTAAAATAAAATATCTTCCGTCTTTCATTCCGACTAATGCACCAACAGTCCAGTCAGGGTCATTGCTTTTTGTTTTTACAGTTGCTGCTAAGTCCCAATACCTAACCGTTTTCAATCCTTCTGGTATTACGCCAGTGATTTGAAACCATTCCTTTTTAAACATTCCGCCTTCTTCACGAATGTCCCAGTTACCGTCAAGTAGTCGTGCGCGTTCTACATAGTCAAGTTCGTTAAGTCCCTTAATGTACGCTTCGGCATCGAGAGACGGGTTGTCGCTAATTTTAGACGGCATGAACTTGCGCTCTAAACTTTTATTAAGAATGAACCTCTCGTACACCCAGTTGTTTCCTGGACCTCCAGGGTTTGTGGCAGCACGAGTTCTTAGTGGGATGTCAGCGGCTGTAAGGCCACAATCGGGACACGCTTTCATACCTTCTTGAACGGACGGCTTACGAACACGGGAGAAGCCAACATAACGGTAAACACTGTCGGTCTTCCACTGCGTTAATTCATCTACGCCTACAAAGTGATAAGCAAAAGACTGGAACTTGTAGCGGTCTTCATCTCGTTCGCAATGGTCAAAAGAAAGCATCGCTCCAGATGGGAAAGTCCATCGCTTATTTGTTACAGAGTAGTGGGCACCACTACCAGCAAGCCATTCGTTGCAACGGTCAATAAAACCGTCTGGTCCTGATAATTGCGGGTATGTCTGACGCAAAAGAAGCGCTGAGTATCCAGGGACGCAAATGTATTGAAGTGCGCTTAGTAAGAGGGTGTCTGACTTTCCACCACCAGCGGCACCACCAAAGAGTGCTTCTCTAGTCGTTCCCCATGTCAGGAATGCTGTCTGTTTCGGATGGGGTGTGTGCGGCAGTCTCAGTGCGCACGGCTTCTTCCAGTCCGTCAGTGTCGATAGTTGTTCCCGTGATGTCATCTATAACCTCAGCATCAATTGTTGTTCCGTCCCATGCATTCAAAACATTGTTTGGCAGGTCGCCTGCTTCAACAAGTGCAGATAGCACAGCCCGTTTTCTGTCTTCATCTTCAACAAGAGAATGTCGCATCTCTGTTTGTATCGCCCCGCCACCAACGCCAGTAAGTTCCACTTTAAGCGTATTTGAGTCGCCCCACTCGTCAGGCCAGCGCTTTGCCAGAAATGCCTGTGCGGCTTTCCAGTCGCCTTGACGGGCTTCTCTAAACCAAGACACCACAAGACCCGCTTGTGCTTCTGCTTCGGCTTTCATCATGCTCTGAACAAACTCAAGGTATGGAGCCTCAAGTTTTGTCGGTGCTTCACCCTGTTCAATTCGCCACTGCTCTTCGGAACCGCGCTTCACCCAACCAGATACAGCGGACTTAGAAATACCTGCTGCTTGCGCTGCCATTCCTGGACGCATGCCAGCACGAATCAAGTCAACAATAGTTGGACCAAGAATCTCACAGGTTGTGACGCTCTGTCCGCCAATTTTTCTTGGTGCACCGCTTGCAACAGCCCTTTTCCTCTCTGCCATTACTTGTCCGAAAGTTTCTGGATATACATTAAATTTCGGGGCCTAGGAACATGGGTCTTAACTTTAATTCCGTGACGGGCAGCAGCCATATAGACAGCCGACCTCATTGATTCAATATCAACATCAAAATCTTCGCTCTGTTTGAGAAGCCATACGCTTCCGTCAAACCATTTGTCCCACGGATACTTCTCTTCGGTTGCGCGTGGCGGAAATCTAATCTCGCCGATGATGTCTTCACTCATCTTGTTCTCCATATATTTTGTCTAAGTCGCCGTTCAATGGTTTGCCAGGATTTTCCTTGACCCATTCTGAAACAACTTCTTTTAATTCGTCTTCACTCGTTCTAATGTTTTCAATAATTGTCGCAATCCAACCAGTCGTAAAACCAGTTGCCTGAGCGATTGACTCCATAGAGCCTCCACCAGTGCGCCATACATTAAAAATATCCCACCTGAGTTTCTTGGTGGCGATATCTGCCTGATTCCGAAGAATGTCTACTGCCTGCCTACGGCGAGCCAGTCGGTCAAGGTCTTCTTTCCTAACATACTTAATGCGAGATGGTGTTGGCATCTCACTTACCCTCTTAGCCATCTTGCAGGCCCCGTGTTAGTTGTTTATAGATATCGGGACGATTGTTAATAATCCAGTCTAACGCGCCTCGTGCGACCTTCTGGTACTCGTACTGTGTATCTGGCGTACCTTTGCGTCGGTATTTTTTTAAATACTCGCTGTTAGCCTTCTTACAATCCGTACACCTACACAAATGTTTGATATAGGTGGTTCGGGTTCCGTGTCGTAGTTCTTTATTTATATACATATCTAACCTAATAGCAAGACTGTTGTAATAAAAGCAATCACAATTGTAATTACTAGTGTTATAAATTTCTTCACTTTATTTATCCTTACATTCGTAACAGGTGTTTACAGTAGCATTTTTATAATCGTCCATCGCGTACATATCTGACAAAGCAATACAAATTTGCTTTAGCCAAATTGTGTGCGGATGCACTTGTGGTTCTGGAATAGGTGGTGGCGAAACTGAATGCCAACCAAGCAATACTTCGGTTTCCATCTTTTCTAAGAGCGCGTCCCTTGTATAGACGACACTAGAAATTTTTTTTTGATTTTCACCCATTGTATATAAACACTATTCACCCATATTCACCTCCCCCTTCGGGGGAAGGCTCATGACTATTTCCCTCTGTATGTAGGAAATTCGTACCCTATTCCGACCTGCCTAAAGCAGTCCTTCATCTTGTCTGACCAGTTCTGCCCACCATACATCCGTAGCAAGCGTAGGTAACTGCCCCTAAAGAGGTTTGTATGCCCTCTCTGTGGACTGAGGTGATGTGCTAACTCATGTAGTACTACCCACACTTGTGCTTGTCTGCCTAGAACTACTTCGTGTGTGTCGTAGTAA